TTATCTGCTTCATCTGACCACTCAATAATCTCTCTCAGAACTACTACGGTCCTGGCTTTGTCTTTGCTCGTGGAGCGCTTGGTCAGGTTCATCTCAACTACGCGGAAGTCATCATCGTAGGCTTCCCCGTTGAGAGCGTCCAGGACCAGTTTCGCCATATTGTCTAGGTCACGTCTGCGCTTATTTCCATTGTAGAACTCAAGCTCGACCAAAACGTGATATTGGAATGGTTCCTCATTCAGAGCCCGCCAGTGGTCGCGGACCTTACGCTCAGCTTCCATCGTTTCCTTGGGAGTGAACGTACCCTTGCTCGTGACCCTGGGTCTTTGCTTGGACCGGGGTTCCCCGGGCACAGTGAACCTAACCACTCTGTCCGGGGGATTCCCCTGAATGGGATTGACAACCCAATCGTCAGCCATTGGCTCCCCACTCCATTCGGACCAGGGCGGATATCGAACGCCCAACCTCCAACCTATCCCGTAAAGCCTTCAGAGCCTGCTGGCAGGCTCGATGCTTCTGGTCGGCTAGTTCCGTCTCTAAAAGACTTGTACGGGTCTCCAGGTCTGCTGTGAAGCGTCTGACATCCATGGGTCCCTCGATGGAGAGGAATGCCCGGGCGTAAGCCACTTTGTGCTTGACCCTGGCTCTCACACATTCCTCATCCAGCCGAGACAGTTCATCCGTATGTGCTTGGATATCCCTGGAGATTAGCTCCAGAGTGCCGATAACATCATGCGGAGTGAGATTTGACATTCTTCAGCTTCTTATTGCGGTTGTATGTCAGCAGATTCTTACCGGAATGGTAAAAGTCCCAAAGCCAAACGGTCTGCCTAACCTCAGGCTCAACCTTGGAACCGTTGAGATGCTCGATGTACTTTTGAGTCAGCTCAAGCATTCTTCTGTCCATTTGCTTCGTGGAGGCTCCCATCAACTCAACTCCTTCTTGCGCTTCTTCACGATGTCAGAGACACTAGCAGAATAGCCACCCTCAACTGCCGTAAACCACTCGGCTTCCAAGGTTTTGACATCCTTAGCTTCCAGGATTGCTTTGACCGCCGATTCCCCGGCAACTTTGGCATCCTTCTTGACCGGACCACGCTGAGCCTTCTCCATCTCCTGACGGCTGGGTCGCTTCCCCTTGGCGTAGTCGGCATTCGCCAGGGCTCTACCGATAGCTGAGGTCTCCGCATTTTCCAATGCGGCAGTACGGTTGGCTCCTCCACCTCCCTCAATCTCGAACGCCAGCCCGGTAGCTTTGGGGCAACGGGCGTGCTGGTCGTCGTGGTCAATGAAGATTTCAGCCCGGACCACAAAGTAGCCCTTGGCTCGGTCATCGTCAGTTGTCATCTCGTAGGTCACGATTCGACCATCTGGGTGGTCGGTGTAGAACGCACGGATGCGGTCCTCTACGAGTTCATATTCATCCAGGTTGAACTGTGGCATTGCTTTTCCTCCATTCAAGTAGCCGGTCAGCTACATCTATCAGTTTGCTTATCTCTTGCTCATCCCGTTCAATCCAAATACTCTTTGGCTCGAACCAAGCGGGAACCATGACACCATCCACCTCAGCTCGCAGAAGCCAAGCGAATCGGCATCTTTGAGCCCCAGTACAGAATAGTTGCCATTGGACTTGCCTCCGGTAATGTATGGGAATGTATTTCTCCTCACCCCAATCCTTGCCGGTGGTCTTGATTTCGGATATCAGGTGATGGTCCAAAGACAGACCATCCGGTGTAGCCATATACCGCGTATGCTCCTCCGATGCCGAGATAAGCCAATCGTTAGGCATAATCTCAAACTCATCTTTCAGATACTGTGCGATAACTGACTCCTGCTCCACGCCAAAGTCAATGTAGGCGTTGCCTTCAATGACCTCAGATGGGGCACGGTGGATAGTTTCATTCTCGAACCCCTTGGGCGTTGCGGACCGAGCAACCGTAGTTGCTGTCACACCCAGTTCCCTGGCGTCTAACCAGGCTTGGCGATTCTGTGAGGAACTGGCGATGAAACGCCTCACGGCAATCAAAATAGGTCCTCAGGAATGAACTTAGCCATTTCCACTTTCATCTCGTGGAAGCCATCCTCGATGGAACGCACCCTCTCAACCAGAACTGTCTCTGCTCTATACGGGTCGCCAACGTGACGGTTGTGCTCGTAATGGAGCAACTTGAAAGCGAACATTTCACCGTCATGCTCCATCCTGACCTCCCAGGTCCCGGTGAACTTTGCTTCCCCAGGATGACGCTCTACGTCTTGTGCTCTCGACCTATGCACTTTTGCCTCCAAACATTAGCTCTCGAACTCCATGACTTGTCAGTTCCCAGACGATGGACTTGCGACCAGACTGGGTAGTTGTGCGCTTGCCGGAATCGCGGACCATCCCACGCTCTACAAGCTCGGACCGGCGGGACCGGATACCGGACTCAGAAGCGTAGGGTGCAGTCTTGTATGCGCGGTATGCCTCTATTAGTTCGTGGTCAGGTCTGCGCCGTTTGAGAGCCCGCAGAATGAAAGACTGGGTTTCAGTCACATTCTTGACGCTCTCAGCCGCAAGGTCACTGGTAACTGGGTCGGTATTCCTTGCTCTAGGCACCGAGACCACCTCCAGCGATGTAGCCCAGGATTGCTCCCAGGACTAGCGCACAAAAAACGCCCACGACCAATAAACTCATGTCGCGGGCATCGAGCACCCAAACTGCTTTGGGCTTTTGGTATGTCTCACGTTTCCGTGAGTCACGCCGGGTCGGGTAGCGGTCAGGTTCCTCAACCTGTAACGCTATTTCCAGATTCTTGTAGTAACCCATGTTTCCTCCTAGGTTTCTCGGGTTTCCCCAATCCTATCTCGGACCGCCGACAATCTCGGCTTTTCCCGTCTAGTCCGCTAGACTAGTTGTAGGGAGTGACTTACTCCCCATAAAGAATGGAGAATGAAATGTCAATACACGATGAACTGGTGGCGATTCAACGAGCGCAAGAAAATGCGTTACTCGTTGAGTTTCACCGCAGGCTGAAGTCAATACTGGATGAGGAAGCAGTTTGGATTGCTAACATCCAGGACATAATCAACCACATCGTTGATGAGATGGTCCCCAACCAGCCCAGACCTACCGCCACAATGTGGTTGGCTTGGGATATGCCGGACCCCAACCGTTGGGGAATCGCAATGGAGCACAACGCTGAGATTGAGGACCGGATGCGGTTGGGTCTCTGGATGGCTTACTCGAACTTTTTGAGCGCTTATGACGTTACCGGTATTTCGGTGATGGTCCATGAGGGCACAATGCTCGAAGTGGAGGACAGCCTCCAACGCCGGGACCTGATAGGTGCGACCATTTACGACAATGGCGCGAAACACTATGGGGTTCTCAATGCCTAGCAACCTACAGGAATGGTCCATACTAGTTGGCTTCATAGCCATCTGGTGGCTAATGGCGCTCTACGGATAGGAGACACAATGATGATAGAGCAGAAGAACCAACTGGCGAAACTGGCGCTATTCCATACCTCACGGACCACGCTTGAACAGCGTATCGTGCGGTTCAATGAGATAGTCCGCCAGGAAGTGCTATACGCCCACTCGATGGGCATAAGTCAGACCGACATTGCTAACGCACTTGGAGTGTCTAAGCAGAGAATCTGGCAGATAGTCAAACAACACAAAGTGAAGATTGGAGAAGAATCATGATAAACGCAATACAGGTGACACCCGCTGGCTCGGCAATCCACGTTGAGATTGACGGGCTCGAAGATATGCAAGACGCAGTGGATGGTCTCATTGAGTTCGTCTCAGACCCAGACGATGAGTTTGAGGTTATCGTCAATGAAGATGGTCTCGCTCTGAATCTGGAGGTGAACACTCTGGCTAGTGTGATGACTGGTATCAGATTGGTCGGCACGGTACTGTTCGTTGGTCGAGCAGACAGGGGTGGCAATACTACCTCGGTCCCCAAGGGAGTCATGGGAATGCTACACCAAGCGAATATGCTCCTTGAGATGGCGGGCAGACCAGTCGGGCACCCCAGTTGGGAGCAAGTACGCTGACTAACTGAATACGAACGTATGCCCCGGGGAAGAATCTGGAGGAAGAACCCGGGGCATACTCGTGTCTAGTCTACTACTGGCAACCCTCGCAGTTCACCAA